CCAAAAACAAGGGTAATAGTTGTTGTACCAACTACAGCATTAAAGAATCAATGGACTGCTCTTTTAGATAAGAATGGTCTGTCTTTAAATTGTGAAGTATTAGTTATTAATACAGCTGTTAAAGCGAATAGGAGTTGTGATATTCTTGTTTTAGATGAAGTTCATAGAACTCCAGCTGATACATTTAAACAAGTGTTTACTAAAGTAAAGTATAAATTTATTTTAGGATTAACCGGAACTTTCGATAGACTTGATGGAAAGCATGAGATACTTAAACAATATTGTCCTGTTATAGACTCCATTACTCCAGAGGAGGCAATGAGAAATAATTGGATTTCTCAGTATAAAGAGTATGAGGTCATAATAGAAGTGGATGATATTGATAAGTATAAACTATATAACAAACAGTTCACTGAGCATTTTGAATTTTTCAATTACGACTTTGATTTAGCCATGAAAATGGTTGGTAAAAACGGACTAAGAAATAGAATGGATTATACTAATCAAATGTGTCAAAATGAAAGTAAAGAGAAGTGGAAAGAAGTGTTCAAATCTGTAACTTATCATTCAATGCAACTTATGAAAGCTATTCAAGATAGAAAAGCTTTTATAAATAACCATTCTAAGAAAATTGAGTTAGCCAGAAAAATAATAGAGGCGAGGGCAGGAAAGAAAATTATTACATTTAGTAATAATATCAAAATGGCTGAAGCTATTGGAATAGGTAAAGTTTATAGTGGAAAGGATTCTGAGAAGAAAGGTAGAGATACTATTGATTCTTTGATATCCGGCGAGACAATGGTATTAAATTCCATTCAAAAAGCAAATGAAGGAATAGATATACCAGGATTGTCTGTCGCTATAATATTAGGCTTAGACTCATCCAAGATAAAATCTAAACAAAGGAAAGGCAGAGTAATAAGAAAAGAGGAAGACAAACAAGCTGAAATATTTAACATTGTTATTAATCAAACTGTTGAACTTGAATGGTTCAGTAAAAGTCACGAGAAAAGTTCTTATATAAAAATCGACGAAAAAGGATTAGACAATGTATTGAATGGATTAGAACCTGATCCATACGAAAAGCCTATTCCGAAGCTCTCTTACAGATTTTAACAACTGTTAAAAAGTAAGAAAATTTGGAATAGTCAAAATAAAACATTATATTTATATTCTATGTAATTGTTACGGTCCGAGAGGATATTAACCTTTTGCAGTTAGTGATTAACCTTTAATTATTAACTGCTTGAAAAACTTTAATTTAACTATTGAAAATGAGATGGCTGTACTCGAGAAGTATAGCCTGACTGCTGAAGAATTATTTGTCATAAGATTATTATTTCTAGCAGTAGAAGAAAATGAAAACTCTTATTTAATTCGTTATGTGAATTTAAATAGAGATACATTTCGTAGTACACTTCATTCTCTACAAGAGAAAGGTGTTATTAACAAAAGTTATGTAATTCCGGATAAAGGAGAAAAATTTATTCCGTCAGAAGTTTCAATAAATAAGAATTTTACTAAAACCTTATTTAGTTGTTCTTTTGAATTAGGAAATGAATTGTTTGAACATTATCCGCAATTTACTATAATTAATGGAGTAACAGTACCTTTAAGAAGTGTAAGCAAGAAATATGATTCTTTAGAAGACGCGTTTAAGGCTTATGGTAAAGCAATTCGCTTTAATCAAGAAGCCCACAACGAAGTAATAAGATTAGTAGACTGGGCAAAGCAGAATAATATTCTTAATTGCTCTTTAGCTAGTTTTATAGTTGACCAGAAGTGGAGAGATTTACAATGTATTGAAGATGGATCTCAAAGTAATATTAACTATAATGCTATTAAATTATTATGAGTTCTGCTTCATTATTAAGTAGAATTGATCGAGGAAGACTTGGTAAGAACCAAGGACTTTCTATGGGATTACCAAAACTTGAAAGTGTTATTGATGGAGTAACGAAAGAAACTTATACATTAGTATTTTCAGGAACTGGTACAGGTAAAACAACTTTAGCTTTATATGCATACATTTATAAGCCTTTAATGGAGAATCTTGATAATGATAATTTCACTATCGTATATTATTCGTTAGAGATGTCTGAAGATGCATTGCTATGTAAGTTATTAAGTTTGTATATATTTGAAACTTATGGAATAGAATTGTCTACAAAAGAAATCTTTTCTAAAAAGAAAGGATTTATTTTACCAGATGAATACTATGAAATAGTTAAACAATGTATGCCTTGGATAGATAAGATATGTAAACATCTTATTATCTATGATAAAGGATTAAACTCTGATATTCTGTATGCTTCTTTAATGTCAGAAATGGAAAAGAGAGGAACATTCTCTGAAACTGATAAAAAGAAGATTTATACACCAAAGAATGAAGACGAAATTGTATTGGTTGTTATTGACCATGCTGGACTTATGAGACCTTCTCACGGAAGATCATTAAAGGAAGAAATTGATTTAACTTCTTCTTATCTTGTTACTTTTAGAGAGAAGTGTAAGATTAGCCCATTAGTCATTATGCAAGCAAATAGACAGGCTTCAGCTATGGATAGAAGACGAGAAGGAATGTCCAATTTAACATTGAATGATGTTAAGGATACTGGTAATCCGTGTCAAGATAGTAATGTTGTAATATCTATATTTAATCCTCATAGAGAGAAATTGGCTTCGTATAGAGGTTATGATATTGGTCAATTGGAATCTAATTTTAGGTCAATTACTGTTCTTAAGGATAGAGATGGTGAGGCCGATGTTGAGATCGGTTGCGCTTTCTATGGAAGTATAGGAATGTTTGTCGAGCTTCCGCGTCCTGAAGAAATATATGATTATGCTAAATATTCTACTCCAATGTGGATAAATGGAGATGCAGAACAAGAACTTTCAGATAATACCAAAGAAACATTTAATTTAACATTTTGATTTAACATGTCGAATTGTATTGTATTGTGTGGTTTTTCCAATAGTGGAAAAAGTACATCAATTAAATATCTAGACCCTTCCGAAACTTTTATTGTAAGTTGTACTAATAAACAATTACAAATTCCAGGATTCAGAAGCAAATACCAAAAGGTAGGTGTTGCTGATGGTAAATTAACCGGTAATTGGTTAGTATCTAATGATTATACAAAGATAGGTAAAATTCTAGCTACTGTATCTAAGACTAGACCCGACGTTAAAATTGTCGTAATAGATGATATAAATTATTTGTTATCTGCTCAAACATTTGCAGATGCAGATAAGAAAGGTTATGAAAAGTTTACCAACTTAGCAAAGAATTATTATGATCTGATCGATTTATGTCAAAATTTAAGAGATGATTTAACAGTAGTACTTATTTCTCATATTGAGAATGCGGGTACTGAAATAGATCCTGATCTTAGATTATGGACTACTGGAAAAATGTTAACTAATGCTGTTAATTTAGATGGTTTGTTCTCATATATTATTTACGCAGAACGTTTACCAGCTGAAGATGGATCTGATGATTGCGTTTACAAGTTTAGAACCAGAACTAATGGTAATGATACTTGTAGAAGTGTTGCTGGTTGCTTTGAAGAAAAGTATATCGAACCCAATCTGAAGGAGGTTATTGACAGAATAAGTGAATTTGAGAATGGAACTGTGTAATATTTATTTTGATAATGGAAAGTATGTAATAGTTAATTCTGAAACAGGAGAAACAAAAGAATTACCTATTGCTGCCCCGAAGAAAACAACTACAAAGAAAGCTACGAAAGATGAAAATCCAAATCCAACTATAACATTGTTGGATAACAAATATACTCTTAATCAGGCTGCTATTGACTTATTAGGCTTAGAACCTGATGATAAAGTAGACATCAAGTTTGAGAAAAGAGGAAAGGAAACTATTCCTGTAATTGGCAAAGATGAAGATTTCGGAACCAAGGGAGGAAATAGATTCACAAAGAGCGGCACTGTTAGCTGTAGAGGTAAAGCTAACGAAGAGTTATCCAAGTTTGGTACTACATTTAGTGTAGAACCACATGATACAAAGGATGGATTGTTTATATTAAAAGGAGATAAAGATGTTTTCCAAGATAATGTAATCGACGAGAACATTGAAATTAAGGATTCAGATGAAGAGGAAATAGACTTATCACAAGTCTTAGACGATGAAGATGATAAAGATGAAATAACTGCTTTTGATTTTAAACTTTAAAAATTTTTGTTATTATGTTTGATTTTGGATCAATTGGTGAAGTAAATGCCGTTTCTAGTGCTCAACATAGATTAGCTCCATGGGATATATATCCTGTTGAATTTAAGGGTTGTAAGGTGGATCATATTCAAGGTAAGAAAGATCCGTCTATGACTTATGATATTCTCAAGGTTCGTTTCGAAGGAGAGGATGGATATTATGAAGAATCTATATTCTTCCCCAAGGATGAAGATACAAAGAGACCAACTTATACTAATAAGGAAGGACATGAGTATGAAGGAGC